CACCTACATGGGTGAGGCTGGAACGGATTACTACTACGAAGCTAACGGCGCAGCTGCTATTCACATTGGCGGTTCGGCGTTCAGCTCGAATGACCTTGTTACTTACAACTTTGGTCAACACCAAGAGGCGTTTGTCGACTCCAGAGTTACTGTCAACGGTGATGGCACTGTGACTTTCCTCGGAACCACTTACAACACCCTCTACGATCCCCTCGTCGAGAACGTTAAAAACAACCCGCCAACTGCTGACGGTCAAGGCGTTGCTGGAACCGACTGGTCCACCACCGAATACACCCTCGCCGACTCCTCACTCGCCGACACGTCGAATCTGGAGTCGTACACAGCTTCGGGTCTGGCTGCCGGCAAGGTTTACTACTCTCGCGCCAAACATCGTGATGATGGTAGTGTAGAATCTGTATGGTCGAACTGGAACGAGATTGAAGTTAAATAATAATTTTATAAATATAACTGATAACTAAAAGTAAGTAAATGGCCGTCTCATATCCATCTGATTCTGTATTATTTTATTCTATCTACTCAGAACAGGTAATGACTGCTTCTGAGACAGTAGATAAGGTAGGGGTTAACCCATTAACTGCACCAGCATTATCAATGTATGCTGGTGTTTATCCTTTAAACTTCACTGATAATCCTCATGATGAAGATTTTTATGTTGTAACTCTTGAATACAATATTGTCAATGATGAGGCAGTTCCAGTTTGGTCTAAAACTGATAAACCATTAAATGATGCAAAAGAAGCTGCTTACAAGAGACTCAAAGTTGATTATGAACAACAATCACAAGCCATCATTGGTGATTGGGGTGTATTAACTTTGATTGCTATTGCTGCTAAGACATCTACTCCTAAAACTAATGAAGAACTTGATGTGATTACTGATCTTAAGGTTCTATCAGATCAACTAGCTGCTGACATTGATGTTGTACAAGCAGCAACTGATGTAGATACGATTAATACATTCATGAATGGCTAAGGCATTACTAACTTTTAACTGGCATTATACATTCTACATACGATTAGGACTCCTGTCAAGTACTGGAGTCCTTTTTTACTAAATAACAATAAACATTAACATTAGAAAAATGTCTGTATTATCAAATGGTCCTTTCAACTACAATCGATTCGATGGAGTCGGTGTAGGTCTTGATTCAGCCTATCGTGAGATCTACGAGAAGAAGGCTGATAAGGATTATGATGGTGATGGTAAGGTAGAGTCCTCTAAAGCTGAATACATGGGGTCTAAGGACAAAGCCATCAAGAAGGCGATGGGTAAGTCTGTAAAGGAAGAAGACGAAAAGAAGGATCTACCTCCTTTCATGAAAGGTAAGATGGATGACAAGAAGAAAGGTGAGAAGAAGGACAAGTGTGAGTGTAAGGAAGAAGTTTGTCAGTATCTAATGGATGAAGGGTTTGCTAGTAACCCAGTATCTGCTGAAGTACTTTTCAATCATATGAGTCAGGAATGGTTGGACCATATTGAAGAAGGTATTCACAGAGAAGCTGATACTGGTAAGGTTGTAAAGAAAGCTGAAATTGGTAAGACCTATTATCCTAATATGCCTAAACAGAAGACCTCTGTTGCTATCCGCAAAGGAAAATAAGGTTGACACCTGACCTAAATATCTGTATAATGGAGAAGTCCATTGGTTAAATTATGACTGTTGAAGAACTGAAGAAGGAAACAATGATTCTCACTCTTGAGAACATTAAATCATATCCTTGCTCACGATCAAAACGAGATGATTTCTACAGTATGTGGCAACGATTTGGTCCACAAGCAGCTCGTGATATTATGATGCCTCCTATTTGGGAGGGTGAATTCCCACTACCTTCTGAAGTATTCGGTGACTGAACAAAAGAATAGGTTCATTGAACCTCCACCTAAGTTGATGTATAAACGACCAGGTTCAAGTGAGTACGAACAAGTACCACATGTCTTGGACGAAATCCTAACACGACTTGATAAAATTGAAACTCAACTAGACAATCTTACAAATGGCAATGAGACAGTATACTAACCAGTCACAATCTGGTACAATTTCATCATCTACTCGTAATGAAGTAGATAAACTACAACCAATTATTGATCGTGTTATGCTAATTGCTAATCGGCTATCTGGTGCCGAGAAGGAATTAGCCAAAAACTCCAACAAAGTTGGTGATTTTGACAGTACCGTCAGAGCACTTGAGTTCAAAATCAAGATGCAAGACGAAAAAATTGCTGAATTGACTGAAAAAATCAGTAAATTATCTGAAAAACCAGCAACAACACTGAAACCACGACCAGCTCGTCGTGCTCCAAAGGCAAAAACCACCAAAACTAACTGATTATGGCCGTTTACATCAACAAAAAAGGCAATTTTGAGATCATTCCTCACGAAAAGAAGACCTATCAAGGGGATTCTAAGAACACAAAGTTCTCTCGTCGGGGTCGTAGACCACTTAAGAAGAAATCAAGAGGCCAAGGACGATGAATTCAGGACAAAAACGGGAATTTTTACAAGAAACCAACTTTCAAGAACTAGAAGTTGACCAAACTCAACAGGTAGATCCACGAAAGAAGAAGGTTTTGGAAAAATATCCACAATGGAATCAAGAAAACCAACAGAATAACTGATAAATAGGGGAGAAAACCTCCCCTATTTTTAATGGCAGTAGAATACACAAGAGAAAATAGGACATTTGTAGATATTTCACTAACTTTTACACCAAATCCACTGACTGGAGATTTGACAACAATTAGTGATAGTCGTGCCATCAATAATTCAATTAAAAATCTTATCTTGATTCATCCTAACGAAGTACCATTCCAAAGGAATATTGGATCTAACACATCTAGGTTATTATTTGAGATGTGTGATAGTTTGACTGCCGAATTACTTGAAGAAGAGATTGAAAGAACGATTAGATATAATGAACCAAGAGTTAAAATTGAAAAGGTAATGGTTGTAGCAAAACCAGAATTAAATCAATTTAATGTTACAGTCAAATACAAAATTGTAGGTACAGAACAAGTTTTCACTTTTTCAGAAATTCTAACTCCTACTAGATAGGTTATAAATAACTGAAAGTAAACGGGACAGAGCCTTGAGTGGTCCAATAAGTCTTTCGGAAGTTGATTTTGACGAAATTAAAGATAATTTAATTGCTTACCTTAAGAGTACCAAGCAATTTACTGATTATGATTTTGCCGGAAGTAATCTACAAGTTATTCTTAACCTAATTGCTTATCAAGCACAGTTAAATGCGTATTCTACGAATTTAATTGCTAATGAGAGCTTTTTGGCTACTTCATCTATCCGTAAGAATGTTGTAGCTAATGCCAGATCACTTGGTTATGTACCTACATCTGCTAGATCATCATTTAGTCGTATTACATTTCAATTTCAGTTATTTGAAGAGAATTATCCATCAGGTTTTCCTAGATTTCTTGAATTACAACCTGGTGTCGCCTTTTCTTCTAGTGCCGGAAAACAGGGTTTTATATTCAACAGCATTGAAACACAAATCACCCCTGTAAGTAGTGAAGGTGTTGCTACATTTGAAAATATTCCCGTTTATGAAGGTGTATTCCTTACTAACAACTTTGAAGTAGACGAAAGTGAGTATAATCAAAAGTTTGTTATTGAAAACCAAGGAATAGATACAACAACGATTCGGGTGGAGGTACAAGAAGACCCAAATCAACAAGTCAATGCTTTTTACCGTCAAGCAGATAACCTAGTTGAACTTACTAGTGAAAGTAGGGTCTATTGGATTGAAGAAGTAGACCGTCAGTATTACGAACTAGTATTTGGTGATGGGTTCTTTGGTAAGAAACTACAGAATGGAGCAAAGATCTTCATCACCTATGTTGCTGCTAGAAAGGCAGATTCCAATGGTGTACAGGGAACTGACAATTTTAGATTTATTGGAAATGTAGTTGATTCTGAAGGGGCAACTGTTGTATTTGACCCAACTGTTACTGCCGTAACCAAGTCTGACGGTGGATCTTCTATTGAATCCGTTAATTCTATTAAGTTCAGAGCACCTAGAGAGTATTCTGCACAGAATAGATGTGTTGTAGCCGAAGATTATGAGACAATCATCCGTAAGGTGTTCCCACCAGTGGATGATATCTATGTTTATGGTGGAGAGACACTGGAAATTCCAGAATTTGGTCGTATCTATGTTGCAATCAAACCTAGAACAGGTGATGCATTATCAAATACGACTAAGAATTACATCAAGAAGTCATTAGACCCCTATCGTGTCGCTTCTTTGGACATTATCCTAGTAGACCCACAGGTGTTATACATTGAAATCGTATCTTTGGTCTATTTTGATGAGAAGAAGACCCTTAAAGACCAGACTGCTATCACTACAACAGTCGTTGAGTCCTTAAAACGATATGTTCAGTCAACTGCAATCCCTAGATTTGGTGGTGCCGTTAAGTATTCCAAGTTAGTGGGTGTCATTGATGATTCTGATAAGTCAATTACAAGGAATAACACCTATCTATTGATGAGAAAGGATGTTCCTGTATTAATCAACCAACCTTCTACCTATGAGGTATGTACAAATCAACCAATATTGATTGACAAGGAAGCTTCTGTTGCTTATTCCAGTGGATTCCAACTTAATCTAGCTGGTCGTGATGATCCAAGAACATTCTACTTTGAAAATGATCCCCGGACGATTAGAAACAAGTCAGAAGACAACAAGGAGTTGATTTCTGATATCTATTGTTTCTACTTCAATGATTTTAATGAAAAGATCAAGGTTAACTTCTACATTAACAAGTATAACGAACTAATCATTGTTGATGTACTTGGTGATGACACAGAAATCATCCCATTTGGTACTTTGAACATTGATAGAGGTGAAGTATTGATTGGATATCAGTTTAAGAATGGTGTGACCTTCGTATCTACCGAAAAAGCTGGTAATGTAATTCAAATTAGACTCAAACCAAGAGAACAAGATATATTTGCAGTTGAATCTGTATTTTTGGAGATTGATGTTGACAATTCCGACATTCAATCTGTTATTGATGTTAAGACTCAGATCTAGAGATGTCAGATATAGTAAATCCCTCCTCACAAGTTGATTCTACACTACCTATGTGGATCCGGTCACCGGATGCCGTAATTACTGGTGGTGTATCTACGATTATTGAAGGATCACAGATCACTAGAACTGCTTATAGGAATGAGAATCATAAAAACTTCATAAACTTTATGACCAAGGCTCTTGAAAGTGAAGAGCGTCTTGGATTTGGACAGGATATACTACAGAACTTACAAAAGTATCGTGATTTTGATACTTACCAGGATCAGATCGTACAATACGGTCTTTTGGCTGTTGATGGTAATACTGGTGATGAATTAGTTGTATATGAACCACTTCAGGCTAGTGATAGTCAAGATATTCTATCTGCACAACCTGTAGGTGATGCTTTAAGGATATTAGCCGGTACTCCCCTTCGTGTTCAACCCAGTATTCTGTCTAAAACTGAAATTGAGGTTTTAGAACTTGTTGATGGTCGTGGATTTCCCGAAGAAAACGGCGTAATCCTAATTGATGACGAAGTAATCCTTTATAGAAGAAGAGAAGGTAATTTTCTATACAATCTAGAGCGTGGATGTTCTGGAACTACAATTTTACCTACATTTAGAACTAATGGTGAGTATCTAAGAACAGAACCAGCTGATCATTACGCTGGATCTGTTGTTGTCAACCTATCTGTGTTATTTTTAGTATCTTTACTGGATACTATCCATAAAACCTATGCACATAACATTGATTCTTCCCGTGTAGTCCCAGAAGTCAATAGATCTTCATTATTACAGAATATTCGTGACTTCTTCAAGTCAAAAGGTACGAAATTAGGAATCAAAGCGTTATTCAAGTTCCTATTTGCTGAAAATGATGTAGATGTCTTCTATCCCGGTGATAGAATGATTGTTCCTTCTGAATCTACTTGGGATCAACCGTTAATTATGAGAACGGTTCAAATTCCCGATATTTTTTGTGACCCAGAGAAAACATACACTACACCAGACAAGGTTATTGGTTCTAGGGTTGAATTTAGGTCATATTCTGCTAGTGTCATCAAAGATGACAATGTAAGGGTAACATATCAACCAGAAGATGTATTTGCCATCGGTCAATGTGAATATGCATCAACATATCCCTATCTTGGTGAAACACAATACGAATTATACCTGAATAAGAACACTTTACAGGGTGATATCATTGTAAACCCAACTACTACCCTAATGAGAGCTGCCGGTAGTGCATCTGGGTCCACAAATGACAAAATTGACCAGACACACGACCAAACAACGATTACTGTAGGTTCAACACTTGGTTTCCCAGAAGAAGGTGTTATCTTTATTGATAATGAAGGTATTTACTACAAGAACAAGACACCTAACCAATTCTTAGATTGTATTCGTGGATATATTGGAATCAAACGAGAACACTCCAAAGATACGACTGTTTATGGTCCATATTATGTTGAGACCAGTACTGTTGACTCAGAAGGACAGGAATACTACAGTAGATCCTGGCCATTGGGTCTAGTTCAAGATATTGACATTGATGACCCTGGATTATTACATACAATCAATGATGACATCGAACCGGGTGGTCCTGGAGAGGTAGATCTAAGAGAACAGATCTTATGTCGTATGAATAAGGAAAATACTCTTCTGAGTACCTTCCGTGAGAACTATAAAGATGATTTGGTCGTTCAGACCACTACAAATCCACTATATTTGACATATGCCGAAAATATAACATCTGGTCCTTCTGGATTGTATTTTGATAAGGAACATGTGTTTGTTCCTTCTTCTGGATTCCCAGAATACCCAATTGGTGGTTCTTATGGATTTAACACTAGTGGTAGTGTTCCTGCAGACCAAAAAGTCGGATATAACATGAGCACTGTCCAAAATTTCAGTGTAATTCCAAGAAGGAACATTATTAAGGAAAATATCATTGAAGTTACTGAACAGGGGACTAGATATGTCTTTGAGGAAAAAGGGACGGACTTAATTGGTGTTTTCATTGATGGTGTCCGTGCTTTTAGTAATGTTTCACCAGTTAAAGTAACACAAGGTAAAATTGTCAAGTTTAATGTTCTAGAAAGTGGTCTTGGTTACATTAACCCAACTGTAGTCATCACACCAAGCAATTCTACCGCTACTGCTACTGTTGATCCTAATTCTGGTCGTATTACTGATATAGTAACGACTTCTTTGGGTAATTACGATGCAAATCCAGTAGTGAGGATTTCTTCTGGTGAAAATGCTAGATTCCAACCCAATTTTGATAATTATGGAAGAATCCTATCAGTAGATGTTATTGATGGTGGTCGTTACTATAAGGACACCCCATCAATGACCGTTTCCGATCAATCAAGGAAAGGAAAGGGTGCTTTGCTAGTTTGTGAAGTATTGAACGGATCTGTCATCAAAGTAGATGTAATTAGACCCGGAATTGACTATAGTTCTATTGGTACATCTGTACAAGCAGTTCCTGTTGGATCTGGAGCAGAAGCAGAGGCAATTGTAGAATATTACAGATATAACAGACCAGAAGAAATTTTCAAGAATCCATACTGGGATTTTGACACTGGTAACGGATTTGTGTATGAAAATCCACCAGGAGCCGAAAAAGTCCTATTTGGTTACACTTGTTCCCCAACAAGACTTAGAATGGAAGTTGCAGACAATGGATCTCAACATTCTCCTATTTTAGGTTGGGCATTTGATGGAAATCCAATTTATGGACCATTTGGTTATACAAATGGTGTGGATGACACAGATGGTGTCAAGAGACAAGAAAGTGGATATGTACAAAGACCGAATAGACTAAATGTAATTCCATCAGGTGGTGGTGATACTGTAGGTTCTGATTTACCTAGTGTCTTTGATTATCCTATGGGTGTGTTTGTTGAAGACTTCAAATACTCCCCATATGAGGTTGCTGGTATTGACCCCAATCCACAACCAACTATTTCTGAATATATCTCTACTGAAGATGATGATTATATCACTACAGAACTAGATGAAATCCTAGAAACCGACACCAACTTATTGGGAACATTAGGTGGTGATGCAGTTGAAGCTAATTATTTGACTACAGACCCAGATATAATTGGTGGTGATACTTCTTCTTACATTACAACACAGGATGATGTAATTATTGAGACAGATGTTAAACGGGTGGTTTGTTTCCCAGAACCATCAGTTCCTGATGTTCCTAGTTATGTTTTGGACGAGAATAATGGAAAACTATGTAATACACCAGAGTTCCCCAAGGAACTATATCCTGATGGTATCTATGCTTACTTCATCACTGTAGATAGTGATAACTTAACTCCTAAGTTCCCATATATCATTGGAAAGACATTCCATAATCGTCCAATCTCCCAGAGAATCAAAATTAGTAGTCGGGAGACGATTACAGCTCTACCTAGAATTGTTGCCTATAGTTCTGTCCTATATGATGACACACCACTGGAATTTGACTTTCTTAAAGTCAATAGGTATCGTAATCCATTCTTGCAATCAACAAAGACCAATCTTAAGTTAGAAATTGATAGAATCAGTGCTGGTGGTATTTCTGGTCTGGTAATTGAAGACCCACAACCAAATAACTCCAAGAATGGTGATTTGGTT